AATTGAAGATGCCCAAGTCGAAGATAAGATAAAAGAGATAAGTAATGGCTAAAGAACTGGATGTTCAATTACATCCGGCTCAGTTAGAAATCTTCAATTCACCTGCTCGATTTAAAGTAGTGTCTGCTGGAAGAAGGTTCGGTAAGTCTAGATTAGCTGCTTGGATGTTAATCATTAAGGCACTACAATCAGACAAGAAAGATGTCTTTTATATTGGTCCTACCTTTCAACAAGCCAAAGATATTATGTGGCATATGCTGAAAGAGTTGCTACACGGTACAGACCTGATAGAACAGACACACGAAAATACTGCTACTATGACTTTAGTCAATGGCAGAAAAATCAGTCTCAAGGGGTCAGATAGACCCGACACATTACGAGGAGTGGGACTGGCATATGTAGTTCTAGATGAGTATGCTTCTATGAAAGTAGAAGTATGGGAACAAATCATCAGACCTACACTGGCAGATGTTAAAGGTGGTGCATTGTTCATCGGTACTCCTGCAGGTAAGAATCATTTCTATGACCTGTGGCAGGAAGCAGATGACCCTAAGAATGAAGATTGGGAGGCATTCCAGTTCAATTCTACAGACAATCCTTTAATTGACCCAGAAGAGATAAAAGTTGCTAGAGAGACAATGTCTACTCAAGCATTCAGACAAGAATTTGAAGCTTCTTTCGTCTCATTCACTGGTGGTATATTTAAGAATGACTGGATTAAATATGATGATGAAGAACCTGAAGAAGGTAATTATGTCATAGCAGTCGACCCAGCAGGTTTTGAGAATGTAGAGAAGGAAAGAGGACTAAAGGGGTCTAAATTAGATGAAACAGCTATTGCAATCGTTAAAATTGATGGTGACCACTGGTGGGTCAAAAATATCCTCCACGGTAGATGGTCTATTAAAGAGACTGCACACAAAATTCTCACAGCTGCTGTCGAAAATGAAGCAACTACTGTCGGAATTGAAGCAGGGTCGTTAAAGAACGCTATATTGCCTTACTTAGAAGACCAGATGAGAATAAACGGTCGCTGGGTGACAATTACAGATGTAACCCACGGTGGTAAGAAGAAAGCAGATAGAATTACTTGGGCTCTACAAGGCAGATTAGAACACGGTAAGATAACATTTAACCCAGATAAGTCGTATATAGACGATTTAGAGACACAATTAATAGAGTTCCCTACTAGAGGCACTCACGATGATATTATAGATGCGTTGGCATATATCGACCAGGTAAGTGTAGCAGACTTTATGCATACAGTAGAACTTGAAGAAGATTGGCAACCAATGGATGAAATGGCAGGATATTAATTTATGGAAGAAAACGAAAACGATTATCAAGCACTAGCTAGTTGGTTAATGACTAGACTTAGTGATTGGCGTGATTTCAGAGATACTAATTATCTTGATGATTGGGATGCCTATTATCGTACTTGGAGAGGTTTCTGGCAACCAGAGGATATGGTACGTTCTTCTGAGAAGTCTAGAATCATCACTCCCGCCTTACAACAAGCAGTAGAAGCTTCGGTAGCAGAACTAGAAGAAGCTACATTCGGAAGAGGTAAGTGGTTCGACATACAAGATGATATGATGGATAACGACAAGAGAGATGTCGAATATGTCCGTAATTTACTACAAGAAGATTTAGAGAGCACAGGTTGTAAAGATGCTATCTGTGAGACATTCTTAAATGGTGCTATCTATGGAACTGGTATCGCTAAGATAATTGTAGAACAGAATAGTAAGTTCAGACCAGTCTCTGTCCCTGTAGAAGGGACTATGACTTCTGTGAGACAGATAGAAGAATATGCTTCTATAGATGTAAAACTAGAAGCAGTATCTCCTAAAGAGTTCTTAATTGACCCAGCAGCTAATACTATCAATGAAGCACTAGGTGTCGCCCACGAAGTATATAAACCTCGTTATATCTTAAATGAAGGCATCGCTAATGGTGTCTATAGGAATGTAACTGTCCCTGCAGATGTAGATGAAGTAGACTTCGGTTATGACCCAGAAGTGATGCAAGATGCTGGTGACCAGATAAAGATTACTGAATACTGGGGTAAAGTACCCCTTAAGTATCTAAATAAAGACGTAGATAATGATGATTTTGAGTACGATGAGGATGAATTAGTAGAAGCAGTAGTTACTGTCGCTAATGACGCTTATGTTCTAAGAGCAGAAGAGAATCCTTTTATGATGGTAGATAGACCTTTCGTCTCTTACCAACACGATATTGTACCTAATAAGTTTTGGGGTAGAGGAGTATGTGAGAAAGGTTTTAACTCACAGAAAGCATTAGATGCTGAGATGAGAGCTAGAATTGACTCACTAGCATTAACTACTACACCTATGGTAGCTGCAGATGCTACTAGATTACCTAGAGGTATTAAGTTAGAAGTAAGACCTGGTAAGACTATTCTTACTAACGGTGACCCTAAACAAGCTATTATGCCTCTTAATTTAGGTTCTACTGACCCTAATACAATACAACAGATTAACCTTCTGCAATCTATGATTCAGATGGGTACTGGAGCTGCGGATGTCTCTAATGTACCAGACAGAGCAACTTCTGCTGGTATGTCTATGATGCAATCAGCATCAATTAAGAGACAGAAACGCACACTGATGAATTTCCAGAATACATTCCTAGTTCCTATGATTAATAAGGCACTATGGAGAAAGATACAATTTGATGTCGATAGATATCCTGTCGTCGACTATAAGTTTATTCCTTACTCTACTATGGGTATTATGGCTAAAGAATTAGAGATGCAGCAAATGGTCGCTATGATGCAGTCAATTCCGAAAGATTCTCCAGCTTTCAATATTCTTTTGTTAGCAATCTTCCAGAACTCTAGTATCCATAATAGAGACCAAATTGTTAATGCACTGTTAGAAGGACTACAACCTAACCCTGAAGCACAACAAATGCAACAGATGGTTATGATGTTAGATTTAGAACAGAAGAAAGCAGACATACAGAAGACATTAGCTGAAGCACAAGAAGAACAGACTAAAGCTATGAAGAATGCTAAAGAGGCTGGAGGAGAAACTCCAGACCCATTATCTGCACAAGAAAGAATAATTAAATTACAGAAGGAATTAGCTCAGATAGAAAAGATGAAGGCTGATATAGAAAGTACTAAAGTTGAGACTATGAGAACAGTACCTGAAGTTGAACACCTTAAATCTGAGACAGCCTTAAATTATGCTAACGCAAGAAGACAAACAGTTTTACCACAATAGACTAAATTTAATTGAACAGGACGGTTGGAGAGAGCTAGTCAAAGAACTACAAACTCTCGAAGACTTAACTAATAAATTAGATAGTGTGGAAAGTGAAAAAGACCTTTGGTTCGCTAGAGGTCAGTTGTCAATTCTAAGACAAATAATTGCACTAGAAGAGACAACAAAAGCAGCGGCAGAAGAACTAGATTTGTAATTTAGCTCTGCCATTAGATATTTTACGAAAGTCAAATATCATTTATAAACTTCATAACCCTACAAGGGCGGAGAAAACAATATGACAAGTATAGTAGTAGACGCGGAAAGCGTGACTGACTCAGGTATTCCTGAATCAACAATCGAACCAACAACAAATGATGCAGTAGAAACAATGGAAGCTACTGGAGAAGTAGAAGCAACTGAAGAACAGATAGTAGATGAAGTTGCAGACACAGAAACAGGAGCACCTGTAGTACCTGATAAATTTGCTGGTAAAGATGTTTCAGAAATTATAGAGAGTTATCAGAATCTCGAAAAAGAATTGGGTCGTAAGGCTCAAGAAGTTGGAGAGTTAAGAAAACTTTCAGATAGTTTCTTACAGGCACAAATTCAACAAGCACAATCTACACCAAAACAAAAAGATACAAATGAAATTAAGGAAGAACCTGTCGATTTCTTTGATAATCCAGATTTAGCGATTAACAAGGCTATTGAGAACCATCCTAAATTTCAAGAATTTCAGCGTTTTCAAGCACAACAGGCTCAGGCTAGTGCGAAGACACAACTGGAGACATCACATCCTGATTACACAGAAATCGTAAAAGATTCTAGTTTTCAAGAATGGGTTAAAGGAAGTCCGATTCGTATGCAGTTGTTCCAAGCGGCGGATGCTTACAATTACGATGCAGCTAATGAATTATTGTCTAACTGGAAAGATAGGTCAATGATTAATAAGACGCAAGAAGTAAATGAACAAGCAGAAGCTGAAAGACAAGCAGCATTAAAAGCTGGTAAAGCAGAATCAAGAACTTCTACAGGTTCGGCAACTGGCGGAGGAAAAACGTACAGACGTGCAGATTTAATCCGTCTTAAAATGAATGACCCACAGAAGTATGAGTCTATGGAAAATGAAATTTACAAGGCATATGCGGAAGGTAGGGTCAAATAAAGCTATATAAATCATAACAAGGAGTATATAAATGGCAAATATGACTACGA